ACTCAGTAAACGAAGCTGCTATCCAAGCAGAGATTCTTAAGAAGTTTCAAGAAGCTAACCCACCCGCTGTAGACCCTAATGCCCCTCAGGCTCCAGGAGCAGCCCCAGGAGGCCCTGTCGCGTCAGGGGAGGGACCAGGTAACATTGGAACAGGTGCAGTGCCTGTACCAGGAGAACAAGGCTTCTCAGGCAATGAGGGTGGTGCCGAAGAAGCACCTATTCAGTAAAGGTAGTTAAATGCAAATTAAAAGACTAGTCAATGATAAACCTCTCTGGGATTCTTTCTGTGAAGAAGTAGATACTAGAATTACTTTTGCCCATAAACAAATAGAACAGCTGGGAGAACCAGCTGATCTGTATCGCCTTCAGGGTGAAATTAAAGCACTTCGTAGTCTAAAACAACTACGTGATAAAGTAAACAGCTCAAACTCAGAGGTTCTCTAATGAATAAAATGTATGAAGAAGGTGGCTTAGCCACAGACGGTATGGATGTTGACCCTATGTCAGGCAATGACATTCCTATTGGATCGAATGCTACAGACGTGCGCGACGATGTAGATGCTAAGCTATCCTCCGGTGAGTACATTGTACCTGCTGATGTGGTTAAGTACATTGGTGTTGCTCAGTTAGAAGAACTAGTTAATCAAGCAAAAGACGGTTTAGAGTCTATGGCTGAAGATGGCCGTATTGGAGGCACACCTGTTGATGATGATGACCTTGATGATGACCTTGACTTTGACGATGAAGAGCCAACACTAGGGGGAGACATTCAAACACTTGATGGCTACGCTGTTGGCGGTATGGTAGAAGGTATGGATATTGATGGTATCATTGACCGTGTTAAAGCTGCTGCAAGCAAAGACCCTTCTATGGTAAATATGCTTAAAGCTAAAGGTATCTTTTTGCAAGAACCTCAGCCTCAAGGACAACTTCAACAGGATGCAATGGCTCAAGGTGAAGTTCCAGTTGGTGCAGCACCACCTAGTCTGCAAGGTCAAAACACTCCTTCTGCATACGCAGAGGGTGGTGCAGTCTATTCTCCTCCTGGTTCCTTTAATCCTTTTGATTACGCTCCTGGTTTTTCAATAGACTCTTATGAAACTGGAAAAGCTCCTACTGGCCTTGGAGGAAAAGACCCTAAAACTCCTATAGCAGACGTATGTGGTCCAGGCACGGTGTGGGACGCTGAACAAAACATGTGTGTTCCTACTAAAGTTACCCCTAAAGCTACTAGCAATTCTAACACCTCTAACGACGACGTTAATAACTATGGGTCAACCGGAACTACAGACACAACCTCATGGATGGATAAGTTTGATTATTCAAAACCAGAAAATCTTCTTGAGAGTACAATGACTACTCTAGGAGGTGGTAAGGATGACGGGGACAAAAAAGTAAGTGTTCTAGGTGGTCTTGGCAGCATGGTTCTAAAAAACTTATCAGGAGGCTTACTCGGAGGTGTAATTGGCAAAACTATTTCTATGACTAACGTTGCGAAAGCTGCTGCTAACGAGATTATTCTACGGGACTCCGGTCGTGAAGACTTAGCAGATAAACTTAAAGATCAAATATCTAAATACAAAAAAGAAAAGGGTCTTGAGAACGTACCCACAGAATTTATTAACGGTGATAGGTTTGCAAAAACAATTGAAGAAACCCAATCCAAGGATATATCTCAATGGAGTACTGACCCTACTAAAAAGACCGCTAGCACCAATCAGCAAACACCGGCTGCTAAAAAAGCTGCTGAAGACAGTGCAAAAGCATCTCTTGCACGGGCAGCCCTTATAGAATCTCAAAAAAATGACAAGGGTAGCAGCAACGACGGTAATTCAAGTGCTGAAGCTGTAATGCAAGCTGCTCAGGATTCCCGAAAGAGAAGTGAAGCCGCAGGTCTTGGTGCTCAGACCAAAGCAGGTGCAATGGCAGGTACTAGGGGCAGTGGGTACTTCGCCTAACTATTACCACTACTCCGCTAAAACAATAAGGCAACTCGGCATAAGCCGACCCCAACATAAAGGAATACAAGAATGGCTGATACAGATATTGTAACAGGTACAACCTCTAAAACAAAAGGATATGCTGACCGTGGGTCTAATTACTCCACTAAACAAAAGCGTATTGAAGAAGAAGAAAAAGAGCTAGAAGAGCTTATGAACGCTCAAGCAGGAGACCCTGAAGAAGAGGAAGAAGAAGAGGAAACAACAGAAGTCTCTGTTGAGGACACTGACAATTCTGAAGAGGATGAAAAGCTAAGCGGCGAGGAGAAATCATTTAAAAAACGTTATGGTGATCTTCGTCGCCACATGGCCTCTAAGGAAAAAGAGTGGGAAGCTCGGTTTGAAACTTTAGAAGCACAACCTACTTCTCTTCGACCTCCAAAGTCCAACGAGGACATCGAAGCCTGGGCTAATCAAAACCCAGACGTTGCTGCAATCGTAGAGGCTATTGCTGACAAAAAGGCTACTGAGAAGTTTGCATCAGCTGAAGGTCGTCTTCGTGAGTTTGATGAGGCTAACTACCAAGCACAGCGTACTCAAGAAGAAAATAAAATCCGTAATGCTCACCCTGACTTTGATGACTTACGGGCGGGTGATGACTTCCATAATTGGGCTGAAGAGCAACCTAAATGGGTTCGCGATGCTCTTTATGAAAACTCGGATGATGCTGGTAGTGTTATTCGCGTACTAGACCTATATAAGGTTGACAACGGATTAACACCTTCAGCTCGAAAAGCTAAGGCTAAAGATGCAGCCAAAACAGTCTCAAAGCGTACACGTACGCCTGTCGATGAGTCTGGTGCTGGATCAATGATAAAAGAGTCTTCTGTAGCTAAAATGACTGATAAACAGTTCGAGAGTAACTACGAAGCTATTCAAGAAGCAATGGCCTCAGGGAAGTTTGTTTACGACGTCTCTGGAAAGGCCCGATAATACCTACATATTCAAAATACACCTTGACATCAAGGTTTGAGTATGGTATAACTGTAGAAGTATAAGAGGCCCCTTTTAAGGACACCCTACTTAAACTTTTACAGTTGACCACAAGGTCACAACTGAACACTAACAATCTTTAAGAACTACCTGACAAGTACAGGCCCTTTACGGTACGGCTGGCAAGCTGTATCTATAAAGCACCCTAGAAAACCCTCAGCCTCTTAGACGGATGACTTAGGTTCTATGAACCGGAAACCCCACACATAACTCGACTCAAATAAGCACCTTGTGTGGGCTTAGGTTTCCTTATCCCAAGCCACACATCTAATGAAGGATTCATATCATGGCTTTTACATCTGCAACCGGCCACGGCAATTTGCCTAACGGTAACTTCTCTAGCATTATCTATTCCAAAAAAGTCCAACTTGCTTTCCGCAAGAAGGCTATTTGTAATGATATTACTAACTCTGATTATTTTGGTGAAATCGCTGCTCAAGGCGACACAGTTAAAATCATCAAAGAACCTGAAATCTCAGTAAGCTCATATGCTCGTGGTACACAGATCGCAGCACAAGATTTGGACGATGAAGATTTCTCATTGACAATCGACAAAGCCAACTATTTTGCGTTCAAAATCGACGATATCGAGGAAGCTCATAGCCACGTAAATTTCATGGACCTTGCTACCAACCGTGCGGCTTACCGCTTGGCTGACCAGCTTGACCAAGAAGTTTTGGGTTATCTTTCAGGCTATAAGCAGACTAACCTGCACACTAATGGCGATGCTGTCAACGACCAAGTAAATGGCACTGTTGCTGTTTCAACTGCTGGTACAGACGAATTGTTGACTTCAATGAAGTTGATCAAGGGTTCTTTTGGTAACATTACAACTTCTTCTGCTGCTGATCACTCTATTCCAGTTGCTGCACGTTTGCCTGGCGCTACCGCTTTGCCAACAGCCTATGCATCACCTGTTATGCTGATCAACCGTATGGGTCGTCTTCTTGACCAACAGAACGTTGACAAAGATGGTCGTTGGGTTGTAATCGATCCAGTGATGATGGAAGTACTAATGGACGAAGATTCACGTTTCTTGTCAGCTGACTTCGGTGATTCTGGTGCGCTTCGTAACGGTTTGGTAATGTCTAAGTGGAATGGTTTCCGCGTATACGTTTCTAACAACCTTCCATCAGTTGGTGGTGGTGCCGGTACAACTGGTACAGCTAACCAAAACACTGACTATGGTGTAATTGTTGCTGGTCATGACTCTGCTACAGCTACTGCTGAACAGATCAACAAGACTGAAACTTACCGTGACCCAGATTCATTCGCTGACATTGTCCGTGGTATGCATCTATATGGCCGTAAAATTCTACGCCCAGAAGCTTTGGTAACTGCTAAGTATAACTTGGCTTAACTAGACTAGGCATCCCTTTTGGGGTGCCTTCCTATCTATAGTCATATCTTTGAAAGGATTATACAATGGCTCTATCTTCATCCCTTAAGTCTAAGGCCTACATGGTCGAAAAGACTACAACTCTTGGAGTTGCATCTGGTACCACTGTTGGTCCAGCTGTTCCTGCTAACACTATGGTCATCTCTTCTGGTATCGAGTTTGTAACTGCAGCTGGTTCTGCTGGTACTTCTGCTACTGTTGCTGTTGGCGATGGCGTAACTGCTAACTTAGCAGCTGTCTCTATGCAAGCTAAAGCTGCTGGCACCATTCTTGGTGGCGTAGTTCCTAGCTTTGTATCTGCAGACGACACTATCGACGCTGTTCTAGCTGTTTCTGGTTCTGGTCTTGTTGCTGCTACTGTCCGTATCTGGGCAGTCGTTGTTGACTGTAACGAGAACACTAAAGACGCTGCTGAAGTTGCTCGTGATCTAGTCTAAGACTTACTAGGAGTCCCTCTTAACGGAGGGGCTTCTTTCTCCTCTGTCTATATAAGGTGATAAATGGCTTATACATACCTAGATATTACTAATGAAGTATTGGCCCGTATGAATGAGGTTTCTTTAACTTCTTCTGGTTTTTCCTCTGCTCGTGGTTTCCAAGTACAGTGCAAGAACGCTGTAAACGACGCCATTAACTTCATTAACCACCGTGAATTAAACTGGCCTTTCAACCACACTACAGGGTCTGAGACTCTAGTAGCTGGGACTAGCCGGTACTCTATCCCTGCAACTGCTAAGACAGTTGATTATGAAACATTCCGTCTAGTCAAAGACTCCACCCTCGGTTCTAGCGGCGGTGGTCTTGTTGTTTTAGACTATAAAGAGTATGTAGATCGGTATATTGATCAGGAAGATGATACCACAGTACAAGGAGGTGTCCCTCGTTACATCGTACGTACCCCCGATAACAACTACCTTTTATACCCTTACCCTAATAAGGCTTATACCCTTAAATACGAGTACTACACTAACACTACACCTCTTTCAGCAGCTATAGATGTTCCTGCTATACCTGAGCTATACCGTTCTGTTATCGCTGATGGTGCTACTGCTTACGCCTACCAATACCGTGGTGAAGTCGATCATTATCAAATTAACTGGAGTCGTTTCAACGATAGTATTACAGACATGGAGTCCATTCTTACTAATCGGTTTGATTACGTACGGTCTACTGTAGCCCTTCGAACAAGTATGAACACCTCAGTATTTCCTTCCATTGCTTAAGAGAGGTTAATTAACATGGCAGATAGTTCTCGCCTCTCCCCAATGATGTTCCCAGTTGGCGGTGGTCTCATCCTCAACAAGTCTAACTTCGTAGTACCCCCAGGTGCTGCTCTTGAGTTAGAAAACTTTGAACCAGATACAGGTGGCGGCTATCGCCGTATCAATGGTTATGAGAAGTGGGCTTCAGCTGTAGTCCCTTTCACAACAGATTCAACAGAGCCGGTCCTTATGTCCGCTCTCTACGGAACTGAAGTTATAGCTGCCCGTGGAGAGTCCGTATATCGCTCTACAAGCGCCTCTAACACTCTTAGTGGTGCGTTGA